CAAGTCATCACCAGCACCAAACTTGAGCCGATTAACCTCTGCGCCGCTACTGTCTGGAAACTCGATGTTGTTGCCATTTGTGTCCAGTACACCACCAAGCTGGGGACTGGTGTCGTTCACCAAGTCGGTGCTTACAGTGCCAAACGACAGAGTGCCGGAGCCGTTGGTCTTTAGCACCTGACCATTGCTCCCATCTGCTGTTGGATAGGTTAAGCTGTTTATTTCTGCGGAGCCTGTAACAGTCAGACCATCAGCAGTATTAAATCGTTGTACACCAGAGCCGATATAACCCATCAGGTAATCTCCAATATGGAAAGTGTAACATCAGCAGAAGTTGAAGCACTTGACGTAACCTTCAAAACATCTGATGCGTTCATCACAACCTTCTGGTCGCCTCCTACAACAACCAACGATGATCCAACGGGAACCGGGGCATCCTTGATAATGTATACGTTATCGCCGTCATTGTTCTCTAGCTGAACATCAACCTCTATTTGAGATGTCACAATGTTAGCTATACTGAGGCCAATAATCGTTGTCTCTGTGGAACTTGGGCATGTGTAAATAGTAGCCGCGCTGGTACCAACTCCCGTGTCTGTTACAAGTTTAAAAGCATTCGCCATAATATCATCCTAACGCAATCGCCATAGCGATGCCCTGTCCTGCGGGATCAAAAAACGTCAGCCCCTGTGTTTGAAGGTTGTCGGTATGGATAGCCTTTTCTGCTGGCAACGTGCAGAAAATTGTCTTGGTTCCAGAACTCCAACTCACAGCGTTGTCACTGTTGCTGGACTGCAAGATGGTTGTACGCGCCAATGTAGTGCCGGATGACGTATACGTTCCAACCCCAACCTCAAAGTCAGTGCCGTCTGTGCAAGCGTAAAATGTCGTGTTCCCGTTCCCGACAGAACCAAAAGTCTCAAAACCAGTGACCGCACCAGCCAATGTATATGTGCCAGTGCCTGTCGTGGTGGTCGTTTCTTTGACCCTATCCGCAAGAACAAGCGCCATTTTACTTCAACTCAACAGTGAAGTTACCCGCGTTAATACGGAAGATATCGCCGCTTTGAATTGTCTTGTTAACATCCAGTGCGCCAACAAACAGGATGTTTCCACTGCTTGCCGCGTCTGCAACAAAGGCATGTGTAATAACATCATCTCCGCCGCCACCAGATGCTGGAAACTCAACATTCGCTGCATTTGTAGCTGTCTGTGCGTCTGTGCCAACAGCAGGAACCGTCCAACCAGAAGCAGCAACCTGCTGCCTCGCGTAGTTGGTAAAGTCCGCTTCAGTGACAGAGCCTGTTTCAATACTACTAACTGCAGTAGCTAGACCAATGTAGATACTGTTACCGGGAGTCGCAAAACTCTCCGCATTATTCTTAAACAGAAACTGCAAGATGGCATGTTCTGTATAGTTGGTTGCTGCATTTGACGTTGCCATTTTTTACTCCTCAAGTACGGGGCCGTTCCGGCAAACCCCTGCGATATGCATCGCTGTTTTCTCTGGCCTCTGCCAGATCCTTAATCCTGGTCATTGCTTCCGTAAACTGTTTCTCATACATGGTGAGCATATCCTGCTCACCTTTCATGTAAGTATACGCTTCGACCAAAGAACCGTAAAGCATGGCATTCGGAGCGTTCTCACTGAGCCATGTTGTACCAGAATCAGCCCCGGCTGTTAATGACGTAGGCCTATAATAGTAGTGAAGCTCAACAGCAAAGTTTGCATTCGGTGTTGGCGACACAATGAAGTTGTCAATATCGAAGAAAGCGTAATATTTAGGAACCCCTGTTGTGGATGCGTTGGGGTTGTACTCCTGGATAAAGTTTACATCCTTCTGCAACAAAAACTCTTTGGAGCTACTGTTGGTGATCGACATGGAAAAAGATGCTAGGTAGTCACTAGGCACAGAAAGATACGGGTCATTCTGCGACAAGGCTGACGTGGCATTTTTACGGAAAAGTTCTAGGTCAACAAGTTTGAATATGCGCTGCTCTGTGTTCTTAATGAACGTGGGCAAGTTGGTTACAAACGTAGACTCTGTGTTCTCCGTATAATCCTGTATCGCTGTCTTTAGCTGTGCATAGGTGTAGCTCACTTAAACCTCCAATGTGACTGGTCCGACAGTCGCATTTTCACCACCGCCTCGTGTATTACCGGCTGTCGCGGTTCCTGACGAGGCCGTGAAGGTATAAAGGTTTGAATCCACAACAGTAATCGAGTAACCACTTGCATTCTCCAATACGGCTTCCGTAAAACCGTCAAAAGCTTCAGCTTTGCGGAATCTTACAGTATCTGAGGTGCTACGTCCATGAGAGGGTTCAACCACGGTAATGGTGGTAGAGCCTTGGGCACCTGATATAAACGAGTTAGGCCCAAGAAGCCTTGCAACTGCAACCTCGGTTCTTTGATCTGGACGTGGATCAAACAATGCTTGCGGATCTGGCCCTACCTGTGGTGGCTCAAGCTGTGGGTGCTTTGGCTCATACTCATCTGGTCCTACCTTCAGACCATTCCACTCCGTCTGCATTTCAACAAGCCGGTAGCGAAACCCCGACCTATCGGAGTAGCCCCAAGCATCTTTACCCGAAGCATACCTCGCCATTAATTAACCCTCAGATACTGTATGCTTGGCTGTAGTTTCAGGGCAACTCGGTCTTCGTCCTCGTCTGCGGCACGTTGAAACTCTTCTTCGTACAGGTTCTTTAGAAGCTGCACTCGTTCCGGTGCTTTTTTAAGAGCAGTATAGTACGCAAGGCCTGCGACCATGCAGGGCAAAAACCTAAATGGTGCATCTGTTGTGTTAACCAAAGCATCGACATCTTCAATCCGTTGAACATAGTAATATACCAATGTGTCTGTGGAGTTTTCAGGGGTGGGCCACAGCGTGATCTGAGGCTCCACCTGACGATTGTAATAATACTGACTTGGGCGTCCCTGTGTTGTTTTGTTTGGCACTGTCAGATACTCACTGCGTGACATTCGGCTTATCTCAAAGTCTGTACCACTACGGCGAACTACTACTTCCAAAAGGTCCGTATAGTCCGATGTAAATGTATACGTCGCCGTGCCTTGAGTCAGAGCTTGCGTAGCTTGCTTGACTGTCCACAAGTTTAGCCCACGGTTTGCCCAGTCCGCAAACATCAGGTTCATGGACCTACGCGCCGTGCGAGCATCATAGCCAGTGCGAACTTCAAGCCCGCACCTCTCATACGCCTCTTCGATTATCTCTGCTACGTCGAGATCAAAGTCTCGTGAACCTGAAGTTGCCATTTACTTTCTCTTCAATGTGCCGCCACGCATCTTACGCATAGCTTTGCCCTTTTTTGCCATGACTGGTTTCTTCATCATTGAACCACCACCGCGCATAGCTTTCTTTGCGCCCATTCCACCACGCATCTTACGCATTGGTTTCTTCATAACACTTTCTCCTATCTCTACGATGTTTAACTAAGCGTTGATAATCCTGGTCTTCATAGTTTGAATAATACCCTAAAGCCTCTAGCTTTGCACTAGCGTTGTCTATATCTGTCAAGCGTTGAATAAACACCATGCTTAACTTTTTTTCCTTAAACGCCAACAACCAAATATTGTGCCCTGTTGCTGCTAACCATCCGTTTAAGGCAAAACAAGAGGCCTCTAGATCATCGTAACTTTGTTTGTGTGTGTAGCTGGCACAAATTACGACCTGATATGTATCGTCAAAACTTTGTATCTCTTCGTAAACCGCGTCCCACAAATCGTCTTTTTCTTCTCGGACTTTTACTTTGTTTGCAAACCAAGCGTTTTTGGCGAAAGGGCACAAAGCATTTCCGTTGACGGATTTATCTGGCTGACTAAGTTCCGATACAATCCAATTTTTAAGAACGTCTGTTAGTGACATTTTTCTTTGGCATAGTTATAGCACCAGCCATTTCTTTGCGCGGGGAACAGTGCATGCCGCCATGACTAAAACCAGGAACACCACGCCCCTTTAAAATGTCAGCTTTCGTAACATCACCATCCTTGTTCAAATCCGGGAACTTTTTATTTGCCACGTTTCTTTCTCCTTAATGCTTTTACACGCCGGGGCTTTCCGGCTGGTTGCCCAATACGTTTCTTCTGCGCAATTCTACTACGCTTCTCTGCTGCTGTCATTTCGCTAGATGTTTTAGGAGTTTTACTGGAAACTCTCTTAGAGGGGCGACAATATGGAGTACCCCGTTTTTCACCCTTGCGACGGCCACACGGTTTTCCTGTACGCTGGTCCGTCCACTTTTCCTTAAACCATCTTTTAAGAGCCAAGCCCTTTTTCGTCTTGCGTACCGCCATTGTTTACTTCCTTGACTTTTTAATCGCATCGAATGTCTCCCGCATAGTGGCAGGCTTCTCATTCTTCGGATCGTACTTGCACTTTATTTCCCGTGGGAAAAACTCGTTCAAGCCTAACCATACGCTGTCAACAGTGTTATTAGGCCCATGATATATACATACACGCTGCCCGTCTATAAGCTCACAACCTTTGAGTCGGCAATCTACATACTCCGGTATGGATGCTGCGTTAGCTGCACTTTTTAGGAACATTACAAAACCCAGTAAAACCCCTGACCCTACACAGGCCACTAAAATCCACGCCACAATCTCAACAAATTTGCGCCTACGTTGCCTCTGACGATACAATGTTTCCTGGCGCTGCTTTCGGATCTGACCTTCCATTTTCACAAGGGAGTCCCATTTGGACTTGCCAAGAGTAAGGCCAATCCATTGTTGAAGCTCTCGTCTTTGCTGTTCAGCCTTTTCTTTAGCCGCAAAGGTTTCTATTGCCTCTTGTTCAACAGATTTACCAGCGAACAGTTTTTTAAACAGAGGAGGGTTCTTAGCTTCTTTCTCCAGCATATCCAGGTCACTGAGCGCACCCATCCACCGTGACAAGTCGGAAGCCATCGACTCAATATCACGTCCTACCTGCATACCTTTTTTGATTGCGCCAAAAGCTGCGGAAGCTGCTGCCATCGCTGATACTGGATCCATTAATACACCTCCACGCTTCCTTCCTTGACGTACTTTGGCACACAGTAAGCAGTGACGCGGTCCTTCGGATCTATGTAGTCTTTATAGCCGTAGTTTCCGTACCTCTTTGAAACCTCGGCAGCAAAATAGTTACATTCTGTAACAGATCTAAAATGCATATCTGCACTTGTTAAGCGTCTGTCTTCACCCGTTCCCAGGTACACCATTAAGACAAACACATGTATCATCGCGGTCAATAAATCTTTGTTGTGCGGTACTTGTACGTTCCGCCGGTTGCTTTCTTTTTGCTGTTACCCCAGTTTGCTGCGCCAACTTTTCGGCATTTTGCGATGGCACCGCTTGCATACGCCGACGGGAAGACCTTATAGCGGCGTTTAACTTTGTGATAGCATGCATCCTTCTTGCTCATTTCTGCCTCTTTGGTTTTTTAGCCTTACGAACCTTCTTGAACTTTTTCTTCTGGGGCGGCTTTGATATTTGGCTTTCGAGCGACCCACGCGAGATTCCCATCTTTATTCCTCTCTATGTAGTCTTCCCACAAAGTAGTGAGCATCTTGTGGTTTTCATCAACCTTGACGCTTATAACAGCCGTGTCTGTCTTTAGCTCAACTACGGACAGAGCTATCCAAGCAACAAAACCCAGGATTGCAGTAACTCCTATATTTAGCATTTCCATCTCCGACGAGCTGCACAGATACGTTTTTTAGGGGTCTTCTTGCAACTGATGTTATGCATCTTCATCTGACCAGCAGAACGCGAGCAGTATGACTTGCGGCGCTTTGCACGAGATTTGCTAGGCTTGCTCTCAGTCACCGCTGTTTGAAGCTTGCTTCCCGGGTTTTTACGACGATACGCTGCAACACCAGCCTTAGTCATTCCCGCTCCAGATTTAGTGGAGCGGAAATTCTTTTTGTTGCGCTTGGGCATCTTTGATGGCTTTCTAGCCATTAGCCAAAGAACCCAGTGATAGAGTCTACGTTAGTGAGCGTTACATGACACTCATCATCGAAGATCATGCCGTGATCAGGAATGGTGATTTGATTGTCGTCTGATGTATGAAACACCATTGACAACAATGTTGCACCACCGCTCCCGTTCTTAAACACAACGGCGGGTGACCCACTAGAGGCTGTCTTTACATAGAAAGCCTTTAGACGAGTTCTACCACCCTGCAATGTGCCTGTAGCTGTAGCAGTCTTTGCTGTAATAGAAGCAGCCATTGTGCCCTCCTATTAAGCAAGGTTGTTATTCTGCTGGTACAGGATTGTAACACGAACAAGACCTGCGTTTGTTGCAGCGGAGCCAGTTACAGTCAAACGAATGTCCGCTGTTCCTGTGTCCTGCCACGCCAATGCAGCGCCAGCTTGAGTTGTTGGATACTTGCGACCAGCAGTTGTTCCGATTGCAAACGTGTTGAGAATGGTAGCAGCACCACCAACAGTGTCACCAACACTAAGGTTAGTTGCAGTGTTAGCTGCGGTGATAACATCAATCACACAGTCAATAATTTGAGAGTTTGCTGGGATAACAACGTCAGTTACAGATGCTGCGACTGCACCACCAGAAAGATCTACTGAGAATGTTTGAGCCATAACAACCTGACCGACATTGGCAATGTTAGTGCCAAGTGTTGTGCCTGTTGTGTTCTTAATCGTTCCGGCCTTAATAGGACCAGAGAAAGTAGTTGTAGCCATTTTGTACTCCTGTCGTGGCTAGTGTCAGCCACGCTGTGCGGCTGTCAGGGATAAGTAACTATACAATAAAAAAGGGCGGCATGGAAGCCGCCCTCTAGTTTCTTTGTGCCTACAGTTATGCTCCGGGTGAACCGAATACACAACGTGGGTCTGAGAAGCCGAAGCTGTAACGCTCACGAGCCTTGAACCGCATGTTACCAGTGTCGAAGTCTGGGTCCATGTTGGTTGACAGGGCTGTACGCTCAAAGTGCTTCAGACCGTTAGGTGCATCAGTCTTGATGAAGAATGCATCTGTGTCGGTCAGGTAGTCGTTGACTACATAGCCTTCAGGCAGCATGCCCATTGACTTCAGCGCGTTCACGTCGTTGTCGGCTGTTCCAACACGGAGGTTAGAAACAAGCAGACGCTCTGCAACGAATTGCAGTTGACGTGGAACAATCAGCTTCATGCCGCGAAGAGCAATGATGAGTCCACGCTCGTCAACGAAACCAGCGATGCTGATAAGAGCGTCTTCAAGTGAAGTCTCATTAAGGTCTGAGGCAGTTGCTGGCTCGTTTGAGAACGTGCCACCGCTTGTGAGCGGGTGGTTTGTCGCCATAAGAGCTACACCGTCACCACCAGCAAATGCGCCAGCGGAGAAGCCATTGTTGAGGACAGAAGCAGCCTTAACCTGCTTGGTGTGTGCCATAGAACGAGCAAGAGCGCGTGTATAGCGGGCACCAAGACGGTCATAAAGGTTATCTTCGATAGCCTCTTCCGTGATTGAAAAGCCCATTGCGATGGTCTCGTGGTTATACCGTGCGGTATACGCCTCATTTGCATCGTCATAGGAGATTCCAGAACCCTCGTTTTTCACAGGGGCTGCACCGAAACCTGACAGCATGACCTCTTCTTCAAACGCCCGGTCTGATGACTCGGTGTCAAAGATCTCAGCATGCTGACCTTCGTAGCGGTTGTATTCCATACCAAAGAGGGCGTTGAGGCCTGGTTCTAGTTCTTTGGCGAGTTGTGCGCGAGAAATAGCCATTGTCTAGCCTCCCTATGAAATTGCCGCTTCAGAATCGGCCTGAAGCAGTGCGTGGTTGTTGAACATCACAATCACAGGCAGACCAGCAGCAGCGTAGTCTTCGTTGTCTGCATCATCCTGAATACCTACAATCTTCAGAGGAAGTGAGGTATTGGATGAATCCAACGTAGCTACATCCAACTGTGCGTTGGAAATACCTGTTGTTGTGCTTCCGCCTGCGCCGCTATTGAACATTGTGCTTTCAAAAATAGCTGCTTCAGCGGTTGCCTGATCCGTGAAAGAAGCGTCTGTACAAATTACAAAACGCTGGAGCGGGTTGTCGTACACAAATCCGATAATATCGAAGTTTGTGTCCGCCCCTGAACCAGGCCAGAAATTTGAAAAGACTTTTTTCCCTGTTGACGAAGATACATACTCACAACCAGCAAAAACGCCAACAAATGCTACAGTGTCCCCGGAAGCAGAACCAATGGCGATTGAACCGCCATTAACAGCTTTTACCGCAGAACCCTGATAGATTGCCGACGCATCACTGGCGATCAAGTATGCATTAGTACCGCCTGTAGCTGGTGTGCTACCTGCGTTATTAATCGGCTTCATGCCGAATGCAACATTGACGTTTGCCATAATGCTACCTTTCTCTCTAAGTTAGGTGGTTACTTACCACCAAAAGATACACGACTTTGCCTATCATTATGGATGGGCATAGAGGGATGTTGTTCCCTCATTAGGTTCTCATCAACGGCCTTGATTTGGTTGCGGGTCTGCTCCCGAAAATATTCAGTTCTTTCCTCTACCGTTTCTTCAGGAATACGGCACAGCATTAGTCCGCCGACACCAATAATTCCTGCATTCTTACCCTCTTCAAGCACTGGATAACGATCCATTTCGTCAGGATATTCATCTGCACGAACTGGTTCCCATCCCTCACGCATCTTTGAGTGTACATTTGTTTTATCATCCTCACCACGAATGGCAGTTCTGATCCAACGATGCTTGTACCCTGCTGGTGGTTCTGGTGCTTCCAGCTTTGAAGGTGGTGCCCAAGGCTTGCGCCGTTGGGTGTTTGCGCGACTCTTTGATTCGCGTGTAGTTCTTTCAGCCATTTTCTACTCCTTTACATACTTTGCATATTCTTCAAGCGGAACATTCAGTCGTTTCGCAATGGCAATCTGCGAAGGAGACAGTTTGACTGTTCTGCGCCCCTTTGGTGACGACGACTTTGACGCCGTGGACTCAGCAGAAGCGACTCTGGGTCCAGAGTCACGTTTTGTCTCCTTGAACTTGTGTGGAAACTCAACGCGAACTCGTTTGTCAAGCTCAGTATAATACTCATCTGAGGTTGGGTCAAATCCTTCATCCTCAATTAATTGCCTATGTATGCCAAAAGCAGCATAGGTCATTGTTTGATCAGTACCGAACCATTCGTTGTTTTTTGCCCAAGACTCCGCTTTTGGATCTGGCTGGGCTTGCTGCTGCGGTGCAGGCTGCTGCGCGACTTCTTGCGCCGGCTGTTCAGCCCTCTCTTCATTACGCCGCTTTGCTTCTGCATACCTAGCCTGTTCTAGGGCAAGTTGACTAATCTTTTGCTGGGCCTCAAACATGGCATCCGCGTCACCGTCTTCATAGGCTTTGCGGTATGATTCCTTGGCTGTCGTGACCTCGGACTCCAGTCTGCTGCCAAACTCACCAACATACGACTGATCAAGCTTATCAAGTCGTGACTTGAGTTCGTCGTTCTGCTTTTTTACAGCCTCGGCGTACTCCAAAGCAGCTTGTCGCTGTCTCTCTTCTTCCCGAAAGCGGTTGGTAAGTTTACTAATTCTACGCTGGACAGAATCAGAATACTGCTCAAGCTCATCATCTTCAGAAGCTGCGGTTTCCTGCTCTGCGGTTTCCTCTGCTGGAGCAGCCTCTTGCTGCTCCTCTTCCTGTTCAGCCTCTACGACTTCTAGTTCTTCTTCTTTCTCAGCAAGATTGTTTTGCATACTAAGCTCCGTATGTCTTTATGTCGTCTGGATCGACAATAGTTGCAATGACCTCATCGTCATTGATAATACGAACCTCGCCGCCTTCAATATTAAAACGAGATCCAGCGTAGCGACCAATACAAATCCAATCACCTTCCTTGCACCAAGGCTCGGAATCAGGACCAAATTTGTCTTGATCTTTGTAGGCAAGCGGCCCGACCTTAACCACATAGGCTACCATTGTGCCCCGTGCTTCTCGGTCTTTGGCTTGATCCGGCACATAAACACCACCTTCAGTCTTGTCTTTACCTGCATACGGCATAACAAGAATGCGCCAGCCTGTGGGTTGCGGCACACGTTCTGTGATAGGTTTATTTTTTGCTAGTTGTTCAGCTTCTTTTTTGGCTTGCTGTTGCCGTATTATGTGGTCAGGAACGAATAGAGTCTTCGTCATAGTTTACCTTTTTTAGCAGGGTTTGGAGTTCATCTAATGCGTAGGTGAGTCCCTGAATCTCACCAACCATTGCGCGGTATTGTCCGATATCGGATGCACTGCCGCTTGTCACGGAAATGCTAATATCGTCCACACGAGTTTGCAAGGCTTTACGATACCTTGATAAAAATTGTATTACGTCCATTTGCCCCTTCTATAGCAGTCTTTTACGAACAGCCGCAAGGCTCGTGGTTGTCCTTCATGTTCATATCAGTTATTGGACCACCAGAAACCCAAGCATTACACACACGCATGGACGCACATTTGAACTTTATAAACTGACAGTACCCTATGTCACCCGCATCCACAGATGCATATGGATCTGCACCACCATCCATACCAATGCCTTCAGCAATGCAATCTTTTATTTTTGACGTTAGGTTAAAGGCCGCACAATTACCGCATCGGCTGTCTTTTGCAGCCTCTATTTCTGTATTAAATGTGTTCGCTATTTTCTGCCAGAAGCTATCGTTCTTACCTGTATCATCAAGGTTTGGATTCAGAGGACCATACCCATACTCATCAATCGCCTTTTGCCTGTTCTCAAGATTTAAGTCTAAATCTTGTGTCGCAGCAGGGCACTCTCCCTGCATTTGATCCACAGGAGTTCCGTCTTGAATTTCTTTAGCCAGATCCAGACCGTCAGGGATAAGTTTTATTTCTATTTTCATCTTTTTAGCCCCGCTTGGAAAAACTGTTTTGCGCCCTCTACCATTGGGCTTATCTTCGGCTCTACATCACCATATGTAATACCACCTGTAAGTGGCTTCAACATATTACTAAACATCCCGCTTGATCCTGTGAAATCTTCACTGGCTGGATCAAGTGTGGAGTCGTAAAACTCTGTGCCTTGGATTGCCAATGGATCTTTTCTCAGCGCACCAGTAAGTAATCCAACAGGTGTCCCCGCAGCGAGTATACTAAATATGCCTCGGCCTGCCATTTCCTGCCCAGACATGGGTCTGCGCTGCGCAGCTACCATACCACGGCTGGTCATGTCCCCCGCAGATAGACCTTCGCGGAGCTGTCCAGTGGCTGCATCGCCGCCAACACGACGGCCCAATACATTTACAGATGCATATGGGTTCGTAAACCTGTCATAGGCCAGACGGTTCAAGTTTGCAATTCCGGCTGACCCACCGGGGATATTGTTCGCATAGCTTATATTCTTTGGGTCAATACCGAAAACTCGGCTAAAAAACCCTTCGTTTCCGTATGGATTTGTTTCGGTTCTTCCTGTGGCAAGCATAAAGTCCTGGACATTGTCCCTGCCCTTGTCTCTTTGGGCCTGCGCGTATCCTGATTGCTGACGTGCTTCTGTTACCTGACGTTCTCTCTCAGGAGAAGCCGCACCTCCACCTGGACCCCTAGCTTCTTGAGCAGCAGTTTCTCCACCAAAACCTCTAGGCATTACCTTGTTCCCGAAAACTTGCCGCCTTTAATGGCTGCGCCCATACCACGACAAGACATGTACTTACCGTCTCCGGCTTCTACATATGTACCCATAGCAGCCTCACGAGTCTCTACATCTGTCTGACCAGGATTCTTTCTCTCGTTCCGATCACCAGGATTAGGACGGCCCTTCTTCTTGTACATCTTAGAGTTTTCTCTACGCGCCCTAGCCTCTGGAGGTAGCGGACGGGGCGGGGTTACTTTTTCTTTCATTTCTGACATGTGTCTCTCCAAAACTTGTGAGCCGCCGTCGTTACGACGCCGTCCTTCATTTATAAGCTTTTTTGCTCCTGCCGTCGAGACACCAATGTCTCTGCCAAACTGTGCTGCTCTAGGTCTAGCCATTGCCTTTTTCCTTTTCGTGGCCCAACCACACAGCAAATGCGCCGGTCATGGCTCCTGTCACTACACTAACTAAGCCTGCCTGCGCTGGTGTAGGGTCTGGCAATGTCATAAACCACTCCACTACCCGCCAAGCCGATATTGACATCATAATCATCATCAAGCGGGGTAATATCTTCCACTTGAGAAACCTTTCCATTGTCACGTCTGCCACGATTAATCCTCGCTTGCTCTTCTGTCGTCCGCTCGTGTAAGCCCCATTTCGCCATTATTTCTTCCCGAAGAATTTAGTCGCGCTACGAACTCCAAAAGAAGCGGCAACGATAACTCCCAAGGAATATTGATACCATTCAGGCATCGCATTGAGTTGTGCGAATCCGTTTGCAACTACTTCCTCCATGCCCGGGATGAAGGCTAAAATAAGCGGGATCGAAAACAAAATAGTAAGCCATTCGTCTTTCCACGAAGACTGACTACCCTTTGCCATCTCAAGATCCCAGTCAATCTCCCCAGTGGCTTTTTTCTGCATGACCACAGCTTCAGCCTGCGCCTTGGCAACCTTAGTTGCGGACTCAGCCTTCTTCTCTTCTACCTTGCCGTTGAGCCATGTACCGGCAAGGTTCGCTATTGGACCTATGAACGCCTGTATCATTTTCTTCCTGACAGTGCCGCCTGTGTGTTAATGCGGTATATGTTGACATCGTTTCTGTCGCCAGCAATCTCTTCCTGAAGCTGCATACGCTGCTGGGCAAGATTGAATGCCTGCTGCATCTTGGCCTGATCGATCTGAAAGTCCATAGCGTCGTTCTGCATTTTACGCTGGATTTCCATCGTATCGTTCTGCAACTCCTGCTGGCGAATCCCGACCAGCGGATCTTGCTGCTGGGCTGGCTGAATCATTGGCATGATCTCTTTCATAATCTCACCAACCTGCTGTGCAACGGCTGACTCAATCACTGCTGGGTCAATCGTAGGCACTGGCTCTCCAGCCTGCTGTGCTTGCTGCTGCGCGTTGGTAAAGAACGCTGCAACCTGATCTCTCGCCAAGAAGGACACATGCTCTTGGACGTGAGCCTGCAACAGCAAGAAGCCTTGTGGATTTGCTGTAGCCACTGGTGAGGACAAGAACATGGCATGCGCCGCAATGTGCGACTCGTGATCCTGCTGTGGGAATGCCTGTGTTGGCTTGCCCTTTACAGCATTTGCGTTCTCGGTTGCCGGATCAATAGGTTGTGGCGGCTGTGGTGCCGGCAGGATGCTATCAATGTTCTTAACATCCAGCGCATCATACATCCGACGATATGCCTCGTACATGTTATGCATCTGCGGAGCAGCTTGCGCCAACTGCAACTGTGTCTGCGCCAAAGACAGGCGCTGAGACATAGAGAAAATGGACGGATCACTAACAGGCAGAATATCCACACGTCCGTCAAAGTCCTGTGCCATGATCTCAGGCGGCACATTCACACCCACAAAGTATGGGTACGGCATTGGGTTATCTGCGAAGATCTCTGCCAGCAGCCGGAACTCCTGCTTCTGCCCATAATGCAGCCGCTTGTGGATACTGGAGATAATCTTTGAGCCTTGCTCAATCAGTGCAACCGTTGTTCCCACTGGCGCTTGAGAATTGACATCTGCGATTTTTGCATCTGCAACTTGTGCAAATCTTCTGCCGGAATCAACAATAACCCCGAGGAGTTGAGCAAGTGTGCCAGAAGGCTCCTTATAAGGGAGGGGCATAAGAGCGTTGCGAAGATCGCCACCGGGAGCATCAATGTCACGAAACTCGCCAGGAGCAAGCGGCTCATCGTCGTTACGGATACGGACACCACGAGCCTTGAAACCCGCTGGAAGATTGGAAAGCGTTCCAGCATCGATAAGTTGTCTGAGGATTGATGTCGCTGCACGAGAGAGACCTCCTATAGTATGAAGAAGACCAAAGCCGTAAAAGCCGAACCCAGGCAAAAACTTATAATGCACGAAGTATTGTCTCTTGCGGCGGAGTGGATCTGTCTCCCGGAAGTTTCTAACCACTGAAAGAATCTTGCCTGACCCCTCATCCAGTGTGACGATATAAGGAAGCTTAACTCCCGTGGGTTCACCTTCTGCATCAACGTCTTCAAAACCGTCAAGGTCAAGTTCTGTGTGACACTCCAACAATGTGAACACATCGTCCCCATACGTTGGGCGAACTCCTTGAAGCTCGTTCTCAGTCTCTTTAATTGGTCCTGGATCATCTTCATCTTCTCCCTGCAACTCAATGTCCCGGTAAACACCTGAGACCTGCATCTTGCGAAGTTCGTTCTCCGTCATGCGTACTACATGAGTTACCCGCTCTGCCGTGTTCAAATCACTAGCAGCATACGGGACAATCAGATCTTCCGCTGGTACGAACTTAGACACAGCCCGCTGTTTGGCGGGATCGAAGTATGTCTTCTTAAATGTGGAACCTGTCAGCGGTAAATAAAAGAGCATCTGATCCGTATCAGGATCGTACTCGTCCATAACCTCTGTAAGCTGGTAATTCATAAAGTCACTTACACGCTGCGCCTGATCTTCAGTCTGCGGTGTAGGTGTGCCAACAACTTGCCCCTTTACAGGACCACCTGCCGGCAGCATTTCTTTGTAAGCCTGCGCCTGAAACTGCGTAACAGCCTCACTGAGCAGCGGATGGTGAACGCCACTAGCACCCAAGAATGGTGCAGTGCGCTCTTCGTAGTTTACACCAAGAAGTCGTAGACCCTTGGAGATAGCCTCTTCCCAATCCTCACGAGATTCTTTGTCGCTCTCAACCCTGTCACGCAAGTCAGAGGACAACGAACCAAGGACCGAATCATCTAAGACCTCCGCCAGATTGGCGTTGTGGTCGTACATCTCAGCTTGGACCTCGACCATCTCTTCCATGCCCGCAAGCTCTATGCCATCAGGCAGACCCTCCTCCATAGGAAGCTCGACTTGCATCTCTTGAGGCATGACTTCTGACGGACCGCCAGCACCCATAGCCGATTCAACCATCTGAGGAGGTAGTGCCATTAAAATATTCCTTTGAATGTGCCACCGCGCTTTTTCATAACAGCTTTCGACATGCCGCCATTACGCTTGTAGTCAGGCTCTGGTAAATCTTCAAACCTCTCACGGGCGTACTTAGCAGCCTGCTCAGTGGTCAAACCCATGTCCATCCCTTCGTCGAAAAGATCCTCAAGAATGGCTTCGTTCTGTTGATTGCTCATTAGAATATCCCTTTGAATGTGCCACCACGGGCTTTCATCACTGCACCAGACTTTGGCTTGCCAATCTGAGCTTTCTCAAGAAAAGCGTCAATCTCTCGTATTTTATCCAGACTCATACCCGTCCGGTTAGCCATTTTCTTTAGCTCTTTATCGTGCTTACCTTTTTTCTTGTCAGCCACTAGAATATCCCCTTAAATCTCTGTGGACGAGCAATCGGGCTAAAGCCCTTGATCATGCCGCCGGCTGCTTTCTTTACTGGAGCCTTTTTGGATTCAGCAAGAGCTTCCCGCTCTCGCTCCTTCTTGAGCTGATTTATCAACTGCGTCAACTCTTCATAGCTGGCAGTGGTAATGTCAATTTTTTTCGTAGGCATCAAAAAATCCTCCGGTCAAGAGTATAATCGAAACACGTCGGCGATACCACCCCGAGCCTTCTTTACTAACTTCAGGTCAGGCTTTGCCGGTTTTTTAGGTAACCCAACACCCACAGCGTCCCGCTGCTGGCCCTCTGCAAACATACGCATCGCATCCGCCCTAGCAGCAGCGTCCATATCCGGAGTTACCCCCGCAGCCTGTTCCAAAGCAGCAGTCCTCGCCCTTACCTCCGCTGCTTCAGGAGACGCCTCATACCTCGCCCGCTCCGCCTTCAACTCCATCTCTCGACGAGACTTGCTACCCTCCACGCGCCGAGCTACAAGATCATCCAACCCAGTAAAAGCTTCACGGTCCGGGTTCCGACGCGCAATGTCCTTCAACAAATCATCAGCAACTATAAGCGTGTCGCCAACAGCCTCGTTCACCCTATTTGCACTTTGAACCAAAGCACTCGTTAATGCCTCACTCTGAGGTAAACCTTCATCCAGTAACCCCTGGTACTCCAACACAACATCTTCCGCAAAATCAGTAGGACCACCTAAACCATAATCCTCAAGGTTGTAGTCGGAAACCATGTCCTCAACTTCTACCTCAACCTTCCGAGAACGGGCGTTCAATACCTCAACGTCCGAGGGCGGAGCTTTTAGCTGCGCGTCACTCGTACCTTGAAGCTCGGACCCCTGACCTTTTTTCACACGAGCGGCTTTTGCAAATTGAGAAGCAATGCCCACTAAGCTGCCTTCCATGCCCAAGCCACCAACAACACGACCAATCGTCTCTTCCGTGCTACCTGTAGGACGATCATAAGTTACCCCGATAGCCTCTCCGAGGTCCGCGTACTTATCTATCAGGTACTCTGATCCCATCACCGGCTTGTCAGAAACAGGTATACCAACCGCACCCATAGCCATGTTGACGATATCAACAGGGGCACCAATCAAATCAAAAGGCGCGTACTTCGCACCACGCACTATGTCAGATTTTATCTGGTCAGCCCGCTCTGGATCGAAGGGCTTCTTGCCGGGACGGTCACCTTGAGCCATCAGTAATACTCTCTTGTCTTGGACGGCAACCAGTCATCAAGCTCTTCACCATGCAGACTAATAAACCCGCCCTGCCTAAAACGCATCAGAGCCATTGTCATGCTGTCACAGAAGTCATCGTGATCTCCGTTAGGAAACGAAGCTACCTCTTCAATCACTTCTTCAGCAAATCTCCTACCAGAAGGATACCACACTTTACCAGATTCAAATATAGGAGAAGCCATATGCATGCGAGTTGTCTTATCAACACCCCCACCGCCCTTTTTCCGGCCCGGAGAAAACGTAGTAACCGGCAGATTGATCAAGCGCATCTCGTCCGCGAGCGGAGTACCTGATGCCTTGGCCTCAATCAACATCATGTCCGGCTCCCAATACTCATTCTCCTCTGTAGCAATCTGCTTCAGCTCTGGGAAGTTCCACCGCCCCTTCTTCGCGTCGAGCATAATCAAATGCTGCTCGCCGTTATCATGCGGCTCAAACACGCCCCACGTCGTGATGGCAGTGTAGTCAGCCGTCTCCTTCTTGCTGTACGCAGTATCATAAGACTGAATGACATACTGTAGAGCAGGTATATCCTCCTCTTCCCACGGTTGCCACCACTCCCGCTTGATCATCGCCGTCTCTTCAGAGACGGGATTCTGCTGCCACTGAGCGTTCCACTTTCCAGGCGAAAGCGAAGCTTTTACCTTTAATAGCTCATCTTTTTTCCAAAATTCAGGCCAAAGAGGCTCGTCAGAAGGCATAATGGCAGGAAACTCTACCACCTCCCACTGATCAGACATGATGTCGTTACCCTGTGCTTGCAGTAACCGGCCCGTCAAATCCTTCTTTGACCACCGTGTTTGCACAATGATAATGGAACCACCCGGCTGAAGACGCTGTCTCGGACCCGAAGTGTACCACTCATAGGTTCTATCATACGCAGTGGGAGATAACGCATCCTGCTCCGAGTGCGGATCGTCAATAATCACCAAGTCACCACCACGACCAGTCATTGCTGCGCCCACCCCAGCAGCAAAATACTCGCCCCCCGCGCTGGTCTCCCACCGACCTGCCGCTTGGGAATCCTGTTTCAAGTCCGTGTTTGGAAAGATCTCCGCATACTTGGGGTCAGCGATCAGATCTCGGACTTTCCTGCCGAATCTTACAGCAAGTTCAGTGTTCATGGTAGCCTGAATGATTTTCAACTTCGGATTTCGGCCCAAGAACCACGAAGGCATGAGGTAGGACGCAAACTCAGACTTACTGTGACGAGGGGGCATGTTCACAATCAATCGCTTCAAGTCACCCGAAGCTATGCGCTCTAACTTTTCTGCAATGATTTTATGATGTCGGCCCACGATGAACCCATCATACACATGCTGGACGTAGTCCATGAAGTTATCTTGCGCTGATTCTCGGGTCTCCAGGAGCTTTAGCTGCTGTTCTAGCAGCAGCATTTCTCGGAGGTCGTCCTCTGGGACTGTATCTAATCCTATGCTCATGCCGGAACGATATTATAACGCAATGAATTTATCAACCCAGCATGGCATGGCATGTGGCGTCAACACCCCCCGCCGAAAAAAGGGGGTGCCCCCCGCGCGGATCCAAATCTGGCTGGCAAAGCCCCCAAGTAACCCCGCCCCGCGCAGTTTAGAATGATTCCAATTTGCATAGTTGCGAGACGTTCGCAAAGATAATGGGTTGACCCATGCAATCCCATGTGATCTTATGGTTTTCAAGAGGGAAGCAACCCTCACAACCACGACATAGGAGGTTCATATGTCAAAGCGCGAAACACTCAAGACCCGGTTGGCTGGCCGGATTTTTACAGCCACTTTCACCAAGGCCGACGGCACGACCCGGAAGGCATGGGGGCAGCTCGTCGAGGATGATCGCCTCAATGATCACCCCGACACGGTCACTTTCATTGACTTCGGTTTGGGCAAGCCCCGCCGCGCCAAGCTCGACGGACCGTACGAATTCCGGTCTGGCAAGACCGTGGTGTCGGGCTAATGGGCAAGCTCACTCGCATTCACGTTAATCAGCACGTGATCCGCGCCAACGCCAAGAGTGGAGACCGCAACCCGGTCTTCACCGTCAAGGCGGGCAAGTCTAACCGATAC